CTAATTAGCTCTCGGCCTGCCTCTTTTTACTTTTGTGGTGAGCATATCGTGTGCAAGACGTGGATGGTATAAAGCCTTGCCTTGTGTGCCCTGGTTAATCGATACAAGCTTGTCCCTGATTGTTGTCACAGATAAGTTGTATTTTTGAGCCAGGTACGAAGCAGAAACCAACTCCACTTCGACCTCTTTTAACTCCTTCACTATTGCACCGCCGATTTGCTGGCCCAGCATGATTTGCGGAGGTCGCTCAGCTTCAACAATGATGGTATAGCGAGCCATTTAAGTCACCTCCTTTACCTTAGCTTGACTTAACTTCTCCATGTGGCCTCCTTAAATTTTGCATTGGCCAGCAGTGCTTCAATTTCAAACAGGCCCACATTGGTAAAGATATGATCCATCTTGCAGCCAAAGACAGTCAGGGTGCGGGTGATAGATGAGTATGTGTATTTCATGCTAGTTCAACTCCCTTAATAGCCTCAAATGGCTGCTTTCGTGCTGCATCCTGATTTTTAAGTATGCGTACGCTCACATGAGTAACCAGTTCATTCGTGGCCATGACAGCTTCTTTGGCCTCCAGACCAGTCGCAGCTTCTATACGACCGGTGAGCTTTTTAGAGCTATGAGGGACAGTCGCTTCATAAGACCAGATATAAGTCTTCATGCGCTCCAGCCCTCCATATCCTTTTTTGCTTTGCATGACTTAATAATCAGTTGCTCATAGCGTGTACCTTTAAAGGACTTGTAAATTGCGGCCAGTTCCTTCTCATGTTGGGCATGCTGTATCTGTTGCAGGGCATCTTGAAACGCGGCAGGTGTGGGCTCTCCAGATTGCTGTTGAGCCTGCTGCGGTTTCTGAGGCTGGGGTGCCTGTTGCGGTTTCTGTGGAGCTGACCGGTTTTGCTGCTTGCTGGCCTGATGATTGATCTGCTGATGGTATTCATCAGAGTCATAGTCCTTGGTATCATCTATCAGGAACAGACCGTTCAGTGCATATTTACGTGCATAGGAACTCGATGCGCCAAAGGTCTGTGCAACGTCCATACCTTTCTTATTGACCTCAACACCGGCATGCGCTGTGACGACAGTTTGCTTACCTTCTGCATCTGTAAAAATAGCTTTGGCAGTCACGACGACGACGGGGCCAATCTCCTGTACTTCATCCGATAACACCAGACTGGAGTTAAACTTTTGAAGCAGGGGTTTGACTGCTTCAAGAATATCTTCACAGTTACGGTAGTTATAATTACCAAAAGTATTACGCTTGCTTTTCGGTGCTTTCAGCTCAAGCTGGATCTGTTGTAATGCATTCATGTCTTGAACTCCTTATCTCGATCCAACCCAGCCCATACGACGCTTATATGCTTTGCGGTCATATGAAGGGATATGTGATTTTTGCAGACCAATCGCTAAAGCCTTGCGGCGCTGGAATGCGCGTTCACGTTCGAAATTTTTACGAATCCAGGGTTTGGCCACATGCTCTTCAAGAGTGACTTTTACAACCTCACCGGTTTGACGGTCTTCAGCAAAAATATCTTTGCCTTGTTCAATGTAGACGGTATGGCCAAGACGCATGACCATTTGACCTCGTTCAAAACCGCCCAGATATTCAGAAAATGTTTGAGTAGAAGTGTTCATTAACGCGCCTCCACAACCTGAACTAAAGCAGGATCAGCTTTAGAGAACTTCGCGTTATAGGCATGGGCTTGAATTGCCTGAGTTTCTGCTTCATTCGCACAGCTACGCAGCATGCACACCAGTGCAAAGACTGAACTGGCAATGAGTAAAATGGCGCAGATGTTAGAGAAGACCGAACCGGGCTTGCTTTGCATTTCTTCAGCCGTGGGTTCTTGAAAAAGAATCTGGGTGGTTTGACTCTTTGGGTGATGTTGTTTCATAATCATTTTAACCTCGTTGGTTCTTAAAGCCCCGTTTCCGTCCAAAGTTCCGGGGCTTTTTGTTATTTGATAAAAATATATTAACTTTAGTTAGTAAATTGGTCAATATATTATTTTACTTAAGTTAGTAAAAAGTTGATTTTATGTTTTAATAGACAAAAGAAAACCCACACATATAGGTGAGAAAAATGAGTCTAAATACTGAAATGTTTGACTGGCGTAAGCAGATGGTTGAGAAATTACTGCTTAATGGGGTAAAAGCTGAAGAATTAGAGAAACATGTAAATGCAGCGGAAATGGCAATATATGGAAATCAAACTGCTACCGTAATTATTGAATGTCCATTTAAATTTGCAGAGGAACTAAAGGCCATCCTTCAAGATTTCTCTAATAAGAATGGCTGCTATGTAATTGCTAAGACTGATAGTTAGAATATGCGTGACCCATCAGTAGCAGGTTTGTGAAGGGTTTTACCTTTATCGCACTCTTCTTTAATCTCAGAGAGTGAGGCTTTATAAGTTTCAATTCAATCAGATGCAGTGGTCATTTTATTGGCTAGTTTGGACTTAGTAAGCTCTAATGCTAGGACTTCTATAATTTCAGGTTTCATATTTTCTCCAATATTTGTGGGGTTAAGATCAATGTTGGCACAAAGTCTTAACTCCATAATATCAGGGAAAATATGGATTTATTAAAAAGAAAACCCATCACGGAGATGGGTTAAATGGTTTGAAAAGAACTTTAATCAGAATACTTACGATGAGATTTTCATCAGGATCAGACCAGAAACAATCAGCACTGCCGCGAGCATTCTGACTGCTGTAATCGGTTCACCTAATATAAGAATACCCACGGCAAATGAACCAATCGCACCAATGCCTGTCCAGATGGTATAAGCCGTACCTAGGGGAAGTGTTCTCATGGCGTACGCAAGCAGGCCAAAACTGAGAATCATAAAAAAAAGGGTAATGATGCTCGGGGTGAGTCTGGTAAAGCCTTCTGACAGCTTCATTGAATACGCCCAGACAATCTCAAAAACACCCGCAAGAATCAGAACAACCCATGCCATAATCGCTACCTCTAAATAGTGATCAGGTCGTCCCGACAGGTTTTAAACTGGTGCAGTTCAGTTAAAAATGCACCAGTAGAGGTCGTCCTCTTTTTCTTTAATATATATGAATAGACTTTAAAGTAAAACTGATGAAAAGGCAGATAGAAGAGTTATTGCTGAATTACTAAACTAATAAAAGCTGACTTATTAAGCCTGATCTTACTCTTTGCATATCACCTTATCTTTCTGAACATAATAGTCTAAGGCAATCTTCATATCCTGAAGGAGTTGAGGCTCAGTATATTCATCTGATGAAAGTTTGAGTAAAGCGGGCATATACTCGTTTTTATAAACAGCAGGGTAGTCCTTGCAAATGATCTGGGTGCGCCGTTCCTGCGAAGTCTCTGGGTCATCAAGCTGGTCCAGAAAGTCTGAGATTTTCTGGTCTGCCTGCTCAAACTGTACTGTTACGGCTGGGTCGTTTGAAGGCTCAGCAGTAGTAGCTTGTTCTGGCTGTTTTTGGCATCCAATAATACCTAAAGTAATAAGAAATATTATTTTAAATTTCATATAGTATTTAGAAACATTAACAAGAATAGTTAAAGTTTCTGTCTCCTCTTTACTAACTTAGACCTAATATCTTCAATCATTTTTATTTCATTATCAGTTATTTGAGGAAAAGCTGACTTTAAAATACACTCATTAAATTTTGAAAGAACATTATTAATATTAGTTTTTTCTTTAAAAAAATTTATATAGTTAGTAAATTCTTCCTCAGTAATTACAACATAAGGTAAAGGAAGATTCTTAAACTCTTTAGGAGTTAATTCTAAAACTCCACCTCCATAGTATCTTCCCATTAATTCAGCACAAGCTAAAGTAAAAGAGTTATAGAAAGAAAATAAAATACTATTAGCATCATAACTATTCTTTGGCTCAACAAGATAAGCACTATCTGTGGTTAATACATCTGAATAATTCCTGACTAATCTAGGATAATTGTGACATCTTTTAAAAAACAAAAGTGGAGTGATAACAGTTTTAAAAGGTACTTGAAACCAGTGAGAACGCTTCTTAATCTTATAACGCTCCTTTAATTTGAGCTCATGTCCATAGTTTAAGTAATTTTTAATTTTATTATCATTGATTGCTTCATTACTATTTAGATCTATAAAGTAGCACGGAATATTATTATTACTTATTTTTTCATAATCACTATTGTTGAAAATGATATTATCACCAATTAAAGAGCTCTTCTGTATAATAGGGAGAGCATATTGTTCCAGATTATACTTTTTTATATCTTCTTTATTCAATATAAAATAACTATTTGCACCTGTTACTATGCCGGGTTTTGATGTACAGTAATCTTCTATTCTCGGACATTCATTAACTAGTTTATTTATTAAATCTAATTCAATTTTATTTAATGTATGAGTGGACCATTTTTTCTCATTTCTATCATGTTGAATGAAGTCTATATTATCTAATAAGTGTAAAGAGTTTAAGTTATCAATATTTGAGAAAAATAATCCTGAATGATACGATTTTTTATAAGCTATTAAAATTAAAGTATCTTGACTCTTACAATCTTTAAATAACAACTCATTAAAAGTAAATATTTCTATTCTACTAAATGTATTTAATAAAAGCTCCCGTATCGGGGCAGCATAGTCTACTTGTAAAATTTCAGCAGGTAAGACAAATGCTAAGACTCCCTCTTCATTTAGGAAGTTTATAGATCGAACTAAAAAACTACTCCATATATTTTTTAAACTAGTATTAGCAAGAGATTGACAAGATTCTAAGATATGTTTACTTAATAAAACTTGTTCATCACTTAACAATGTTCTTTTAATATAGGGCGGATTTCCTATAACTAAAGAATATTGTCCAGTATGAAAGTTTTGAAAATCTAGAAAATCTTTATTAAAGATATTAATATTATTGTTCTTACTATATTTAGCCTCTAAAACTTTAGCAGCTGCATCATTAATCTCTACTAAGTCAATTGAACTATCATCTTCAAGATTTGGATAGATACTAAGTAAGGATTCTATAAAAACCCCTTCACCACAACTTGGCTCAAGAATGTTATCAAAACTTTTATATGACTGTTTTGAAATCCATTGGACAATAAAATCAGCTAAAAATTTTGGAGTATAGTATGAACCGGTTTCACGCTGTAAATTCAAAGCTTATGACCTAAGTAATCGAAATATTTAAAGAATTCTCGGTTAAGTTCAGCAAGCAATTTCATATTTTCACGAGCTTCTTGATCTGATATTGAAGATTCAGCATTAATTACCACTTCAGAAAGATTTTGTAAAGAATCCTTCAGCAGTTCTAGTATCCAAACGATTCTATAACGCTCAAGGCCAAGTTTTAACTTCTTATGCATTACTAATGCATTAGAATTTAAGGGATTAGGGCAAATATAACCATGTTTGTCTCTGTAAAAAGCCTGATCAAACTCTTCAGAACAGGGATCAATCATATTATCTATATCATCAGTTTTTAAGATATTAACATAGGAACATGAGTAAACTAAGTTGCTATAATCGTTTTCTAGGTGTTGGAATTTTGATTTGGGTTTAAAGTGATCTATATGAAAACATTTTTGACCACCAAACCATGTATCTGGACAATCGGTATATCCACAACGAGCATTAAAATCTTTTCTTAAATATTCTTTATAAGAGCGATAGTTTGTATACTTTTTGCCCGTATAACTTCTTACAGGAGTTAATTTTCTGAATTTTATATTATTTTGCATTGTTAAGTCTCTCGAGAACTCTATTAACATTCTCTAATAAAGAGTTTAATTTTTTAGTATTTGTAACTTCTTTTAAATCATCAGGAGTTTTTCCTCTATTATCTATAGAAGATTCTAAAAAATTATCTAATTCACGTATTTCTACTTCTTCATCGTATTTTAGATTTTCACCATTTCTCTTTTTATTGATGAGCATTTCAAAACGTGTTTCTTTTTCAGAAATGAGAGTTCTATATTTATCAATTTGCAATAAGATCTTATCTTTAAATGTTAAAATTTGATCACTATTACTTTTCTCATCTAAACCAGAGCTTTTAGGATATATCATATTTACATCAAATGTAGAGTGAGCTCTAGAAGCATCTTCATCCAAAGAGGTTGCAATAAAGCAAGGAAATGATTTTCTAATTGATAAGAATTCTTTTACTAGATCAGAACCAGTATACCCGATATTATATGCTGTGCCTTCATTTTTAATATCATTCAAATTCCAATCCACCACTAAGGCATCAGGGTGAAAAGAAAAAATTTCTTCAATCATAATATCTAGTGTAGGCGATGGTAAAAGAGGAGTAATAATAACTTCACTAGTAGCAATCTCCTGCATAAAAAGTCTTTGAAATTTACGGTGTTCAGATTTCTGTTCATCAATAAAAATAATATGGGGTATGTGGTTAGAAGTTAGCATTACTATTCCTCAGATTGATAAAATTTAATAGGTAAAATAATTTTTAAACTAAAACCTTTGTTTAAATCTGTCTTTGAAGGCTCTAATAGATGAATTTTACCCTCATACTCATCAATAACAGATTTAATAATCCACATACCTAGTCCTGTCCCAGTATCATCTCCATTTGAATAATCTTTTTTAGTTGTGAAGAGAGGTTGAAAAATAACATTAGGATTATCAATATCTTTAGATAATCCAGGACCATTATCCCTATAGTAAATTATAATTGAGGTTGTATCTTTAATACATTCGATATGAATCTGCCTTGCAGTACTACTGGAGGTAGGTAAACTAAAAGCATCTATAGAATTAGTTAATAAATTAATAAAAATAGAGTCAAAATCTAATTCAAAAGCTCTAAGTTTAATATTTTCAGGACATTCAATAATTAAATTAATAGACCGGTCATGGAGAGTATTTTTCCAGTTGTTTTTTAATTGATTAAAATATTGATGGAGAATAAAAAGTTTACGTTTACGTTTATCTTTTCTTGTAAAACCAAGTGAGAAACCTAACCACTCAACAATTTTTTTATCATCCTCTCTTATTTCTTCTAAATAAATAAAAGGATTCATAAAGTCAGGAATATCTTTATAAGTATCTTGGTTGATCTTAATAGATAACATTTTTAACAATGTTTCATGACGCTCAAAGAGATTGTCTCTAATTTTACTTAAATGATGGCCCAAAGATGCAGAAAGAATTCCACTACTTGCTAAACCACGTAGAAGCTTTTGTTCATCTGAAAGTTTCTCTACTTCTTCATCTTTAGATTTAGCATATTTAGCTAAAACAATATTTTCTAAACGAATACGCTCATAATCTTCGGCCGTATGTATTTCAGGAGGTTGAGGTGTAATATTATTAATGTGCTCAGTTGTCTCAACTTTCTCTCTTTCTTTCTTTAGAATTGATTCAGCAAGCTTTCTGGCTTTATCTAAATCTTTTGTTGCGCCATTTCTAACTTCATCATAGTGTCTAAATTGAGACATTATAAAAGATCTATCATCTTCGAATTTAGAAATAATATTCAAAATAATATTTCTAAAAATTTTAAAAGTTTCAGTCTCTTGTAAACCTTCACGACTAGATTTATCACTAAACTCAAAATTACTTAAACGTGATATATTTATCACTCCAGATACTTGATCAGTTTGGACTCTATAGTCGCCATGTCGGCTGGGAGCAGCAGGGCTAGAGGTTCTTCTAGGGCCTAGACCAAGCCAATCAAAAGCAGGATCTTTTACTTCGCCATATGGTCTTACCCTAAAATTATCTCGATAAATCTTTATACCACCAAATTTATCAAGCCATTGTTTTCTTATACTAGGTTCAAAACTCTTATAGAAATATTTTTTATCATCTTTTGATGTTGTGGATTTCTTCATATAATAGAAAATGAAATCAAAAGTTCCTATTTTTGAGAGAATTTCTGGATTTTGTAAGCCTGGTATAAAATTAGCTAAGGTATATTGTTTGTTATATATCTTTTTCTTAAAAACATCTTTATTAGCAAAATCAGAATTTTTAATTTTCTCTAATTCATAAAAATCATTCGGTATAATTTCAGTATCAAATTCCTCTCGATAAATAGTTAAATCGACATTTTGTTTATCATCAACTTTAGCTATTAATTTATAATCAAAATCATCGCTTATGGAGGTTAAGACCTCTCCATATTTATACGGTTCAAGACTAGAAAATAAATATATAGAAAAATCTTCTATATCTTTAGGTGGAACTAAAATCTCTAAATCATTGTATAACTGTTCTACTTTATTGCTATCCCAATAATCATATAAATTATCTATTTTAAAACAAGTTCCGTGTTTTAAAATATTTGAATTGTCTTTAAAATTTAATTGATAATTTTGTAATATTCCAGAATTAAATTTATCTTGTTCAAATTCTCTTAACTTCAATAAATGCTTCTCAATATTACATTCTGGCATTAATTTTAATAAATTTTTCCTTAAATTAGCACACTCAAGATCTTCCATTTCAGCATTAATATCATTAATATTTTTATTTAATTCTTCAAAATCTTTCCAATTTACTTTCCATGATATACCTTTAATATTGTCTTCAACTGGTACACTAAGCATAGTACAATTTGATCCCAACTTATCAAGAGCAAATCTTCCAATTCCTTTAGCACCGGATTTAATACGATTCTTAGTAGATTTAAAATTATATAACTTATTATCTGTTCCTATAATCATCCACTTTTCTTTAATAATATCTTTATTCATTCCCTCACCAGCATCAATGATATATAATGAAGCTTGGTTTTTTAATTCTTCCTTGTATTTATTGAAAAGGCTTTGGTATTCATAAAATTCTTCTGATTTTTTTTTATAGTTTTCTTCTTCTTCATTATTTGGTTTAACAATAGTTTTTAATTTGAATAAATTATTTTCTATATAATATAGTTTTTCAAAAAAAATTTCATTTATTCCTTTACTTATTAATGCCTTAACTTCCTCACTTTTCAAAGTATTTTTAATAGTTGAATAAGCATTATCTATAAAAATTATACAAAAAGGAGAGTCAGCATCATAGCAATTCTTAACTAATTCAATGATTGCCCCTTTTGTATTAGCTATATTCTCTCTACCTATAAGTATTGCAGCTCTTGAAGATACCCCAAATGATAACTTTTCCAAGTTGTCCCCCATGAATGTCTAATAAATCAAATAAATAAATGTGAACTTCACAATATTCTTGTTGCTTACTAAATTACCAACTCTCAGTAGACGTTATCCGCCATACCCACCCAATTACCTCAAATTCTTGTTCTTTTCTTTCCTCAGCAGTCAATAAAACCTCGGGGTACTCCGCAGTATTGTCCGAAACAATTCTGACGCCACCCATCGGCAAGTTATAAAGCCGCTTGGCCACAAACAGCCCACCATGACAGATCGCAAAGATCTTGCCGTCTTTAATTGTTTTACGTCCCAAATCCAGATAAATCGTATCCCCATCTTTAATAGTCGGTTTCATGGAGTCGCCACTTGCACCAGTAGCCACCGCATTCTCTTTTTCAATTCCCAAGTCACGCAAGGTAGCTTTAGAAATACGTAATGCCTGTGATTGGGCCTTAAGTGCTTCACCAACAGAACCGGAACCACAGTCAAAACTAAAATTCTGAAAGAAAGGAATTTCTATTTCATCTTCGTCAATAGGTGTGGTTTCGTCCCATTCAGAGAGTGGCTGTAAATCCTGACTTTCTAAAACTGTTAAGTTCTTACCAGTTAAAAGCCATTCATCACTAACTTCTAATAACTTAGCAATAGCTTTTAGATTCTCAGCCTTTGGTATGTTTTCACCTCTAAGCCATTTAGTTACAGCAGCAGTAGACTTGCCAGTAGCTCTCGCAATATCAGCTTGTTTTAGATTCTTTTCTTTTAGCTTTTGCTGAATTCTTTCATGCAGAAACATGGCTTAAATCCATAAAAAATACTAACTAATGTTAATACAGGTTATTGAAACTTTGGTTAGCACATGCTAACTTTGATTAATAATTTTTATTAACTTAGGTTAGCAAAATGAAAGCCAGAGATTTGATGGATTACTACAAGTGTAAAACTCGACGTGATCTCGCTAGAAAAATTGGTTTTTCTGAAGTGACTTTGTGGAAATGGGAAACCAATGGTATTCCGCCACGTACGCAAGCAACTTTTGAAGTAATGACCAATGGTGAATTAAAAGCTGATCTCCGAGCTTTAACCGCCTAGTTATTCTTGCCCCATAGACCCTCAAAGTAAACGTGAATAAAAATAAGGCTTCACATATGGAAACCCAATTCAGTAAAAGTGCCCAAGCTGCACTCTACAAAATGATTCACCAGACAGCAGGCATTGACCCGAAACAGATTGCAGAAATCATTGGTGACTCACACAAGACCGTTTTGAACTATGCCAACCCGAACATGGACTACCTGCCAAGCCTTAAAAAATTCGAAGGCATGCTGCTGTTTACCCAAAATCCGGTGGTATTGCAGAGCTGGGCACACCGGCTGGGTTACGCATTAATTCCGACAGGCTGCGATGGAGACAAGCATCACGAGCTATCTGTTATTGAGGCCATGATGCAGCACAACATCTGTAACGGGCAGGCCAACCAGAAAGTGTATGAAGCTTATGAAGATGGCGTGATCACGCCGGCAGAGTATGAAGAGATCCATAGCATCTTTTTAAGAATTATCGAATTTGCGACCGCGGCAGATCAGGCTGCCTATAAGCAGATGCAGAAATACACTGCCAGTCTACAAAAAGAAAAAGCCTGACGGTTGAGGTCAGGCTTTTCCTATTCAAATGAGTTAGAGAAGCCAAATGAACAAAATCAATTTAACAGAACAGCCAGGTAATCACAAACCTATTGATCTCAAACAAAATAACTCACCAGTCATTATTTTTAGATTCAGTTCCAGGTCATCAGGTCGTAAGCCCAAGCGCCGCTTGGCTGAACCGGTAGCACTGTTTGTTACGGAGGCGCCATGAACCATCAGTTTGATGCACTGCCCGAATATAAGCAGCTCCAGCAGGTGCAATCCTTCTATGAGCCGGCGCTACGTATATTAAACGAGCTGATCGAGCGCAACAAAGCCAACCTGCGTAAACGCGGCTATAACGAGGCCAATGCTGCACTGGCCCGGGACGAGTTCAAGGCACAGATGTCCCGCCGTTTCAGAATCACGATGTACCTGTCGGCCCAGATCGAAAGCAGTCTGATGAGTGCCGGCAAAGTTAAATACTTCGGTGGATATATCCAGCCTGCTGACGTGGCTGTCCACCCTAAGGAAAAGGTGAAGCCATGAGCTTAGATGCAACCAACTGGGCCTGGAGAGTCGGACTGACCGAGAAGAAAGGCGGTAGTCGTATACCGCTGAAACGGCTCATCCTGCTCTCACTGGCAGACCGTGCCGGTGAAGACCATTGCTGTTACCCCAGCATGCAGCGTCTTGAAAAAGACACTGGTCTTGAACGCAAGACTGTACTTAAGATTATTGCCGAGCTGCTAGAAGACCGGCTGATTGTCGATACTGGTGAGCGCAAGGGCAGTACCAGACGGGTAAAAGTTTACCGGTTAAATGGGGTCAATGGACGCGAAACCATGCCAAAAACGGCATCATTACAGGAAAAAAATTTATCTGAAATAGTACCGGAAACGGAACAGTCCCAAAAACGGAATCATTCCGTTAACGGCATGTTGAATAGTGCCAATAACGGGACTTTGAATAGTGCCGTTAACGGGACACAGAATCTCCCAATGAATCTTTCAGAAGAATCTAAAAATAAAAAAGACTGGCTTTGCTTTAAAAAACTTCGTGAAGAAATTTTTCTGGCCGATGACAGCATCGATTTTGACACCCTCATGAACTCGAAGTGGTCTGAGCGGGAAAAGCGGGCCTTTGAAACCTACAACGCTGGCAAGAGCATGAGCTGTGATCTGATGATCTATCACTTTGCTGACTGGCTGATTAATGCCTACCGGACCAAGTATTCAAATCCGCAGCAAGCTGCATCTGTTAAACCGGCAGGTGCGGGAAGTCAGTCGAATCGGCTTTCTGAAAAACAGATACATACCTTCGCCCAGAAGCTCTCACAGCATCCCGAATTCTCAGGGCGTTTTAGTGAACCGGGTGAGTCGTACGAAAAACTGGCCGCACGCATCGCCATGAAACTGGCTGATCCGGTACAGGCGAAAAAATGGGAGCCTTACCTGAAACAGGTGGGATTTAACGGTGTACTAAGAGGAGATGCAGCTTGACTGAAGCAGATCGAACCTACATGCATTTGATGATCTTTAAAATCATGTCTTCACACAAAGGCCGTATCTCTATCAAACAAATTCATACTGCGATTGAACCCAATATGGAAATTTCAATCCGAAGCCTGCAGCGTTATCTAAACGGATTGGTTGAATGGGGATTAGTGGCCAAAGACGGAGAAATACCACAGGGGTCTACGTTAACCGAAACAGCAAAATTACTCTTCTTGGATTTAGCAAAGGGAATTGAGCATTGAAAGCTTATTCAATCGCTGAATATAAAAAGCAATTTGCACCACAGCAGGTAGATAAACCTAAGCAGAAACGCTCCAAATTCAACAATACGCGCATTGAATTGGATGGGATGACATTTGATAGTGTTAAGGAACATCGTCGCTATATCGAGCTTAAGGCGCGAATGCAAAGGGGTGAAATTCAAGATTTAAAATGTCAGGTCAAATTTGAACTGGCACCTAAAGTGAAAATCGCAGGTGAAAAGAAAGCCAAGCCTGCATTGCGGTACTTTGCTGATTTTACTTATTTAGAAAACGGAGTTTTGGTAGTCGAGGATGTGAAATCGGCTATCACGCGGAAATTGGCAAGTTATCGTAACAAAAAACATTTGATGAAGACTGTACACAATATTGACCTCAAGGAGGTTTAGAGTGACTTCGCTATCTAAGATATGCAAGAAATGCGGACAGGAAAAATTGCTCGAAAATTTTGCTCAAAACGCGCAATGCAAAGATGGGCATATTGGTAGTTGCAAAGAATGTGTGCAAAAAAGTTTGAAGAAAAACTGTACATGTATCGTTTGTGGTACGGGGTTTTATGCATCACCAAAACGAATTTCAAATGGCTATGGGAAATACTGCTCAGACTTCTGCAAAAGCTCAGGAAGTCAGAATCCAAGATACATAGTAAATGATGTTAATTGTAAAAGATGTGGAATACCTTTCCACGTCAAACCAAGCCAGCAGAAATCAGGCAAGGGGCGGGCTTATTGCTCGAAAGAGTGCAGATCTCTGGATACTAGGAGTTTGGTCAAGTGCGGGTGGTGTAACTCTGAATTTGAAGTTCAAGCATCCAAAGTGGATAAGCAAAAATATTGTGGAACCGAGTGTTCAAAAAAAGCAGTTTTAAATAATCCGAGACTAGCCCCTAAAAGCACAAAGCTGAATTGTACTTGTAGGACATGTGAAAAACCTTTTTACACAAAACCATCGGAACTTAAAAGGGGTAGAGGGATAGGGACTTATTGCTCTGTTGAGTGTATGACGGGAAGTAGAAAAGCCAAACGAATAGATGGTGTGGTTACGTCTTACTTGGAAGAGATGTTTCTGAATCAGTTAACAGAAAACAACCTCATTAACGGGATGCAAAGAGAGTTTGTTTTTCGCCCAGATAGAAAATGGCGTTTTGATTTTGCATGGCTTAAGGAAATGGTTGCAGTTGAAATTCAGGGTGGGATTTGGCTCGGTAAATCAGGAGGGCATACATCCAAAAAGGGATTTGATAATGACTGCGAAAAAAGGAATGAGGCGGTAATTGATGGGTGGAGAATTTTGCATTTTACCGCAGACCAGGTTCGTTCAGGTTATGCGTTAGATGTTATTAAGCGATTATTTCGGTTTAGTACAGAGCAAGTGAAAAGCGGTTTGGCGGTTCGGCAGATTGAAAGGTTATTAGGGGGCTTTAAGTGATGAATGCAGCAGTAACAATTATGCAAACAACGGATTGGACACGTTTTAGTACTGAGGACTGGTTCCGTCAATTTGGTGCCTGGATGAATGGCAATACTGAAGTCAAGCGTCTGGTCTATAAAACATTGCCCACACGCAAGTTGAATCAGAAACAACGTGAGCAGCTCATTGCAAAATATATGAATGATGAAAGTTTTAGAGAACCAGTTGTACGCCGTGGAGTGACCTGTCAAATAACCGACAATGAGGCAAGAGCATTTCAACGGATTATTTTAGATATACGGCAGATTGAGAGTGAACCATTACAAGAGTGGATGGATGTAGTTTGGGCACGCTTTGTTATGAATGAGTCAGTAAGAGAAATTGCTACCAATAGAGAAACGTCAATTATCCAGATCCAACAAGATACCAAGTGTGGATTAGCCTTTATCTCTGGCCGCTACCCTAATCTTATTTCTGGTTTACTCAAAAAGTAGTGCTTGCTTGTATATACGGGTTATGGCATATTTGTGATAACTTGGCGAATTTGTATATAATCGCCATTAAATAAAGCTCGCATTTGCGGGCTTTTTTAATATTAAAAAAACTTAACATTCGGGTATTACAAAAGATACTTTCAACACCTGTAAGTAGGCTAAATTAGAAAGAGCTTTATATGCTTTCGAAACAAGCAGATGTTCCTTATCAAGGCTCGCTCCTAATCAATAAAGTCTAAGAGAGGTTCTTATGTCAGCCCAGTCAACCTATTACATCGGTGGAATGTATAATGGCCAGTTGGTAGAACCATCACATTTAGGTTCAGAAGAGATCCTCAAATTTATTGAAGAGTTTACGGCGCAGGATAAAGAGACCCTATTGTATAAAAGAGTTCAAATCAACAAGGATGGTACGATTAAATCTTTCTACTTGCTGGAAGGCGTAGAGCCTTCTGATTATAAAGAATTGATCTTTAATATCTGGTCAGATGTGCCGGTAGATGTATATAGCATCTAAAAGCAGTGTAAATGGACTGGACATTGAAAACTATTATCAAAAATTATCAGCGCCTTGCTCAAGAAACCTATGTGAAGGTATATAGAGAATACGGGTTTAGTACTAATGGTTTAAAGGACTTAAATCTTTTACTCACCGAATTGAAATTTAAAACTAAAAGTAAAGAAATTAAGATTCCTCTTACTCGAAGCTATTTAAAAACGTTAAAACCTATAGAAAGATGGGGTATAGAAGCACGGATAGATTTCAGTGTAATACCTGATCGGGAGCTTACCCAAAGTTTTATTAATTGGTATGTAAACCTGATTGAAACTATATTTACACAAAAAGAAAAAACCTTTCCTCTAGCGGATGAAAAAGAGGAAGGCTATCAAGATATTGTGAACTACTTTAAAAGAAAGAACTCTTCAGTAAAAGCTAGATCTGATAACTTTTATAAAAAAGTGCATAAGAGAACACAACAGCTAAAAGCAGATTGA